TTGAGGTTCTTCTTCCACGGACTCTTCGTTGTCCAGCTCCTCATTGGTATCACGTTCCTCTGCCATCTCTAAACCTCCTTCTCGGTTCTAATAAGGTTTCGTCTTGAAGCCTCGCGCTTTGCAAGAGCATGCACTTTGAATTGATCTAACAGCCTCGGTGTTAGTTTCTGCCATTCGTTTAACCAGACCCTTGGACCATCAGGAGTATAGACTACAAGAGCCGCTGGATACTCGGAGAGATCCTCAAGGGGGTCATCAGAAATGGTTTCCAATACTTCTTTTAATTCGTCCATTTTAGATACCTCGTATTCCGTCATTTAGCATGGCATAACAGTTATGCTTCTTGCATTCTTCTTTTAGGTGGCGTCTGCTTCTTATGTATATAGGTTCAGGACCTATGTCATGCCATATGCCTTCGGCGAAGTCTTTGTAGCGGTGTCTTATGAAGTATTGCCTTTCTGCCCTATTGCCACACTTAGGACATACTGACTCTTTATTATCATCTATTGGCCGCAAGTCCTCGAAGATATGATGGCAGGCGACGCACTTAAAGTCATAGAGGATCATTAAAATGCTCCTTGCATTGGAACAGGAAGGCCGAGAGGGCCCGCCTGATTTAATACTTGTGTATATTGGCTGACATTTAACGGCCTCTGCTGCGTTGCTCCGGCGCCTTGAGGCATGCCTCTCATAAGGGAATCATATTCAACGCCGTGCATTTCCCTTAAAAGGTAGCGTGTTAACTCTGTGGGGTCTATAAGTGGATTCTCCTTAAATATCTGGTAAACTTCCATCGCCTTAGCTTCTCGTAGCTCCCTTGTTAAAGGGGTACTTGTATCAGGGTCTATGTTGATCTTATAGGAGCCACTGGCCAGCATAGAGGGGACGAAGTTTATCCAAAGGGGAAGTCCCCCAGGACCGACGACATCAACAACGACTTCTTGATTCCATAGATGGAATATCAACTTATTTATTAGGTCGAAGGCATCCTTTAGTAGGTCTGCTAACATATCACGGCGTTCATCAATTCTAAGGTCGGTGGCATTCTGTACAATTCGACTCTCTGTGGCGGTCGTATTTGTTTTAGGGTGATACTCTCCAAACTGATTCCTTGAGAAGCCAAGCTCTTCACGGGCATCCATCATTGTGCTCTCCTCAGCACGGAGGAGATCGGCGGGAATGGTGGAGGCTTGCACTTCCCTTAGGTCAGTTGTTGGCTCCCCGTCTATATTGACTACAGAGGAGACATCCTCAGAGAGCAGCTTAGCCACTTCTTCAGGAGCAATAGTGCCCTTCTTAGCAAGCCATTTGATAATGGATAATCTCCTATGCTTCATGGCTTGTGTTTTAATTTCATTAAGCTCACGTTGCCTTGGCTCTAATATCTGCGAATCCGGGATTCCCCAGAATACTTCGTCATCCTGGTTAAATGACAAGGGAAAGTAGTTAAAGCCGTGTATCTCCTGGAAGAAGTCGTCTTCTTTTAATAGGAAGTCATCAACGCCTTCGGCGAGGATCATAACCCTTTCGAATTTCTTATCCTTTACCTCATAAAGATCAACGTCTTCACGGTATAGTTGCCTATCTATGCCGAGGGCACTTCCTGTTGGCTCTGATGGCTGCACTTTATGCCTATTCTTAAGACGCGGATCACGGCGCACGTCCATGACTGGCCTTGTTACCTTATGAGCACACCATTCAGCGTCATCGAAGGAAGAGCAGCCCTCGGGGACGATGAAGTTTCCGGGATGTACTCTCATGGCCCATGGCATGTTATCCCTAACGAGCTTATTATATTCAAGGCGTTCGTTGGACTTACTGACTTTGGGAGCTGTTACCCCGGAGATTTCTTCAAGAGGAGGCGTAGGGGTATACTCCGCGCCGAAGCCCACCTTAAGGACACCTGTGCCAAAGAGGAAACAGTCTTGGACTAACTTCTTCATTTGATTTTTAAGGCCCATCATCTCTATTAACTTATTATCTATTCTCTCAAGGAGCTGGGCAAAGATAGCATTCTCTTGGCCTGGCTGCGCCGGAGTAATAGAGATGCCAGGGTTTCTGAAATAAATTCTTGGTACTACGGTTCTAACCATGGAGAAGAATAGATTAACAGGGAGAATACCATCTTCCCATTCTCCACGGTAGTAGGCTCTCCAGATGTCCCAGGAATCCTCATGAGCGTACTTCTTGCGGAAGTCTTCGCCTCTTTTGAGGTCATCCAGGACGGAGCTAACTGTTACGTTCTTATGGAATGGCAATTTATTTCTCCCTTATGTATAGCATACATCCTAACGTTCGATGTTCGAACATCTGGCTGTAAGATAGCCCATGCCTTCTAACGTCTCAATACTATTCATGGCGTGCTCAGCTATATCTTTCCTATATTGCATGTCATGTATGCTTATGTTATTGATGGTCCTATATACACGCCTTCTTGCCTCTCGAATAGTACGGCCGCGGGCTGTAACCTTCATGACTACGCCATCAGCGCCGGCACATCTGTATATGCCATTACTATCACGATAAACGTCTGTTAGATATATATGCCTTAGATTTTCATCTATCAGGCCGTCTATTGGCCTTCCCGGAGGGATTGCCTTAATGTCTGTGTATGGGTACGGAGGCACGCTAACCCTGACTGCTATAAGATAATCATTAGTTACATTCATTTCTTTCTTGGTGCCGGCGGCTGTTTCAAAGAGCAAGTCTATCATGTTCTCACGTAGACCCTCACAGAGGGCCTCTATTGCATCGTAACCCAAACGAAACGTGGGTTCAAGAGCCCATACACCCTCTTCATTAACAATCGCATTTATGTCGATGGGACCCACGTAGTCTGATCTTTTTAAGAAGTCCTCCAGTTTCAATACTGTATTCTGGACTATCTCATCCTCATCACATGTCCATACAAGGTTTCCTTCACAGCCAGTGGCGGGGCCCTTGTCATCTTCAAGGAAATGTTTCTGTTCTATTGTATGGTTGAATGGCTTAATGAAGTGGCGGCCGTTAAACCAGCCCTCAGTGCTTATTGTAATTCCCTCTACTATTTCTTGCACGAGGAGGGGAGTATCTTCATATAGGCAATGAAGTGCATAATCCGTGTCAGCCTTCGTCTTGCATATTCTGGTGAATTGGCAGTCCATATTTCCGCAGGGCTTAACTACTACGTTATCTTTTGGGGCCTCCTCATCAAGTCTGTATTCATCAGGACTATGGAAGAACCAGCTCTTTGGTGTTCTTATTCCGGCCTTCTGAAATAATTCAAGGCCCTTACTCCTATCAAGCTCAGCGAGGTCAGCCATTATAGAGCAGGCAAAGACAGGCTTCCCAAATTCATCGAAGACTTTCTTATATGAGGAGAAGCCTACTGTGTCCACTACTATTAGGTCAGCCCAGGGAAGTGACGGCCGCCATGCCTCGACCTTATCAATTATGTTATATCCTGTTAATCTATAACTTGGGTCTTTACACCAGAAGCGTACTTGATGGCCTTCCTTAATAATACGTTGCGCTATGCCAATGGATTCACATTCCTTAGAGATGAATAGTACACGCATCTTCGCCTCCTTAGTTTATCCTCGCATATGATCTTATAGGGAATCCGCTATTGCTCCTACTTGATAGCTCCTTAATTATTGATTCTAAGCAGAAGGGGTCGGCTATCTCTACAGGGATCATGTCAACATGCCTCGTGTCGCCCATATAAAGTGCGGCTTTCTGAAAGCCAGCTACGCACATGGCAAGGGCCATTACCCTATCATCTTTAGCGCCCTGCTCTGCTTCTAACTTGCCGGATTCATGTTCCTTAAATGTGTCTAATTCTGACTTTAGGGATTCGCTATATATAGTCATGCTATCCCGGAGATACATTCTTAAGAGGCCAATTATTAAGGGCCTCTTCGACTTCGCCGTCGTATTGAAGCCCATCTTCATGAGAGGCTCTGTTGGTGATGGCTTCTCTCTGTAAATTAGATGTGACGGATAATTACTATCCCTTATTACTTTCAAGGCAACCATGCCCTTATTTCTTTCGACGACAAGGAAGCCCGTATTATATAGATAGCCAAGCTCAAGGAGTTTCTCGGCTTGTACATCCTGCTCAAGGTGCCCAGAGACCCACTCGGCTACTTGATTGCCTGTTTCAAGGCATATTACTTCAATCACAGCATTGTCATTTCCAACGCCCTCGGAGGGGTCAAGGCCAAGTACATAGTGGTAACCTGGCATAGGATGATTCACGTCGGCGTGCAGGGATTGTACGCCTGTCTTATATACAACTTGCCAGTATTTATAGTTAGGATC